TCCTGATACCACCGTATTGAATGCCGACTTTCAAATGCAGAACTCTATGGCTATAATGGAGGAGATGGCAGGTAGCCCTCGCAACAACTCTGGTCATAGAACACCGGGTGAGAAGACTAAGTTTGAGGTACAGTTCCTTGAGCAAGGTGGCAACCGTATCTTCAGAACGAAGACCAACAAGTTTGAAAAGGAAATGATTGAAGCAGTCCTGAACGACATGATTGAGATTGCCATGGACAACATGGGCGAAACCGATTTAGTATCCACTGAGGGTACGGAGTTTAAGACTCAAGAGTTCTTATCCATAAGCAAGTCCGACTTAAACATTAGTGGTAAGTTACGTGCCCGTGGTAGTCGTATGTTTGCAGAGAAAGCTAATGCATTGCAGAACTTGCTAGGTGTGTTTAACACCCCGGCATTCCAGTTGCTTGCACCACATATTTCTCGTACTAAGTTGGCTACTGCAGTTGAGTACCTTGCCGACCTAGAAGAGTTAGATATCTTTACTCCGAACATCGGTGTACAAGAAGATGCTGTAACACAGCAGATGGCTAACCAGACTCAACAGAGTACCGCTGAGATTGATGCAGTCAATGCAGAAGAACCTATTGAAGAAGATTCGGACGAGGTGTAGATGGAAACGATTAAGATAATTGATAACCTAGCACGAATACAGAAGTCAACCAATGAAGAGAAGAGAGCGACTGCAGCTGCGTTTAATGCTGCCGAGGGTGTCATAGGATGCCTTTGTGATTACCTAGAACATGAGCTGCATCAAGTTGATAAAGCTTTAGCAAACCCTGAGAAGCTGTATAAAGAAAGTAACTCAGATACTTACGTAGCGTTCAAACTAGCAGACCGCGCACGTATTAACAAACTACTGTCGCTGTTAACCGACAAGATAGTAGTTCTTGACGACGACCAGTCGAAGGATATATAATGAGCAATATATTATTTAGTAATAACGAAAGCGATTCTAATAACCAAAACGAATTAACAGGTGAAGACAGTCTTAAACTTTTAGTTGGTGAAGGAAAGAAATACGCCACTGTAGAAGACTTGGCCAAGGGAATGGTACATGGTCAAACCCATATTACTAAACTCGAAAGCGAGGCGACCACCTTGCAAGAGAACGCGCAGAAGCAGACAAGTATCGATGAGATACTAGCAGCTATCAAGGCAACAGGTACTACCGAACATTCAGAGCAGACACCAGAGGTTACCCCTCCGGCTGATAAGCCTGACACTGTTGATATTGCCACGCAGATAAAGAACGCTTTAGCAGAGCAAGCACAGACTACTAGTTCAGAGGCCAATGTACAGCAGGTCACTGACAGCTTAGGTAAGTCGTTAGGTGCAAGAGCTAATGAAGTGTACAGCCGAGTAGGCAAAGAGTTAGGTGTAGATTTAGATAAGTTATCTGAGACTTCTCCTGAAGCTGTAATCAAATTATGTACTGGACAACAGACCATAGTTCCACAGCAAGGTGACCTTACTCCCTCGAAACATATAGCCGATTTAACTCAGACCTCCGTAACAACGGAACTGGATTATGCAGGTATTCAAGAGTTGAATGCTAAAGGTGGTTTGTCTCGTGAACAGAAATTTACTTTGGAAATGGATAACGCCTTAAGATTAGGTGACCGTTTCTTTAACAATAAATAGGAATATATTATGTCTGGTAATACAACAGCAAATAGCCAAGCGATTATTCGCAGTGAGGTATGGCAGGTTCAGTTAGAAGAAATTCTACATGAGAACTTAACGGCTTTACCGTTCGTACGTCAAATTGATTTCCCTGATGGCAACCAGTTTACTATGCCTTCTATCGGTACACCATTAGTACGCGACTTACCTGAAGGTAGTGAGCTTACGTTTGATGCACTTGATACAGGTGAAGTAAGTATCACAATGAATGCCCCGGTAGTAGCAGCTAACAGCTTGAGCCAAATCTTAATGGAAGATGCCTTATGGGCAGCAGAAGCAGTAGCTTCAATCCCTGTTGAGCAAGCACAAGCAATCATGGAACGCTTTGAAACAGATGTTCTTGCATTAGCTTTAACTCAGTCAGGTGGAGCGAACAACGCTAACCTAATCAACGGTGTTGCCCATCGTAAGATTGCGACTGGTACTAACGAAGTAATTGCTGTTAAAGATTTCGCCTTTGCAGGTTATTCTTTACAGAAAGCTAAAGTGCCGCGTAAGAATCTAATCGCCATCGTTGACCCTAGTGTTGGCTTTGCATTAGAAACTGCAACCCAGTTAACTAACATTAGTAACAACCCGCGTTGGGAAGGTATTATTGAAACTGGTATCACCGAGAACTTCCGTTTTGTTCGTAACGTATACGGCTTCGATGTATTCGAAAGCAACATGTTACCTACCATGAACGAAACCATTGGTGGCCTTACAACTACTGCAGGTGTAGCGAACATCTTTACTTCGCTTGCTCGTCCTAACATTGCACCATTCGTGCTTGCTTGGAGACGCAAACCTATCTTGGTAGCTGAGTGGAACAACAAGAAAAAACAGACCGAGATTGATACCACAGCCCGTTGGGGTTCAGGTTTAACTCGTGAAGAAAACATCGTAGTAATCGGTTCTGATACCGACCAAGTAGGTTAGGAGATAATTTATGACTCGTATTAAATTGGCAGGCGGTACTGGTGGCACTAGCCACGCAGCTACCCATTATGGTGCCCGTGAAATTGAAGATGTGTTAGGTAGTAAGTACGCAGGCAGTGATGGTATTAACGTACTGTCTCATACCTTTAGCTTTGATGACTTGCCAGTAGCAAGCTTAGATGAAGCTAACTTAGGCTTACCTGCAAACAGTTACATTGAGAGTGTATCTCTTCGTGTGCTAGTAGCATTCGCAGGCGGTACATCGTACCTAATCGGCTTGGAAGAAGCAGACGGTTCAACTATTGATGCTGATGGTATTTCTGGTGCGGCTCTAGCCTTAACTGAAATGGATGCCATTGGTGACAACGTTGCTTGTACTGGTGCTTTAGTCGGCTTGTTAGTGGGTATCGGTACATCAGCAGGTAAAGTTGTTGTCGCTGCTACAGGCACTTACACAGCAGGTAAAGCAGTACTTGAAATTAAGTACCGTGAATTATTAGACCGCGCATAGGTTAAACCCCGTGCAGACTTAGTTAAATGGGGAGCCTTCGGGTTCCCCTTTTTTGTTTTAAAAGGATAAAATATTATGCCCGTTCATAACGCAATGACAGGTTCAGAGTTACATGAAACTAAAGGCGCAGCAGCAGCCGCTCAAGGCTTTACATTAGTTGCCAATGGCGTAGGCCAAGCAGTGTATCAAGCCCTGCTAGGCAACGTAGTGTTCGTTAATCAGCTATCAGATTTACCCACAGCAGCGGCAGGTAAGATTACATTAGCTGCAGCCACAACCTATTTGTTTGGTGACAGTATTAACATTGGTACAGACTACTTGCAGTTCTCTGCAGGCACTGACATATCATCCCATGCCGCATTTACCGCAGTAATAACATACACTGGTACAGCCCCCATGCTACAGGGTGCAGATGTTAACGCTACCCTTAAAGATATCGGACTTAATTGCCCTAACTCTGACTTGTTCAGTTGGGTGGATACAGGTGGTGGTGGTAACAGCATCGTTATCGTATCCGATATGTTCGTAATAGCTTGCCAAGGTGTTGGTACATTTGATGACATCAATACCCTCGTAATCAACGGTGCTACAGTAATTGATTGTACAACTGGCGTAACCTTCTTAGGTGACTCTCATCAAGGTACACGCTTAGAATCGTTCTCAATGCTAAGTACATCAACAAGCTTTATAGGGATAGACCTTACAGGTGCAACCCTGAAAACATTCTTCTGTGAAGGATTAATCTTAACAGGTGGTACAGGTAGTATCGGCCTTAAAGGTGATGCAGGTAGTGCCAACATTACTACTGGCTTTATTGCTAACATATCAGGCGTACAGTTCCAAGGTGTAACTACGCCATTGTCTGGAATCTCTGTTGACGACTTCCGTTTCAACTTCCAAGGAAATGGTGAAGTAGCTGACACTATGCCAGATGCTCTGACTGCCTTCGTAGGCAATGCCACAGCAACTGTATTATCTGTAGGTGTCCCTACCTTGGTAGCAGGTACATGGGTAGAGGCTCGTTCATCACAGTTCACAACTACAGCAGGAGGACGTTCAACGTACCTTGGAGAACGTGACTTAGTAACTCCAATAGATATCTCCGTGGTCATTGACCCGGCATCAGGAACCAATAAAACCGTACGGGCTTATGTGGCACTAAATGGCGCAGCAGTAATTGCTAGTGGTATTGCGGTTAACGTTAGTTCAGGTGACCCTAAGCAGATATCAGTGCCATGGCAGCTTAAGCTTTCTACTGGGGATTTCGTAGAAGTGTTTATTGAGAATGAAACCGACAGTGTTGATGCTACCGTAATTGATGCTACTTTAAGGATTAGATAACATGGCCAGAGTAAAGCAGGTAGACACAAAAATACAGGTCACTCGTGGCTTCGTAACAGAGTTCACTCCTGTCGGCTTTCCTCAGGAAGCAGCTATCGATGTTGATAACTGCATCATTGATTCCGATGGCAGTGTTAGAAGAAGACCCGGTGTTGACCTTGAACAGTCGTTTGTACTTAACAAGATTAATGCAGCTGTACTACAGAAGGGTGACTTAGAATCCGTGGTCATAAATAACTTCTTGTGGCGCGGTGTTGCCAATTCCGGCACACTAAATATTATCGTAGTTCAGGTAGGTTTAATCCTGCAGTTCTACGCACAGATTGGTTCAGTATCGGCCAACCTTTTAGGTGAGACTGACTTGACTGCCTTCGCTGTTAGTGCGGTGGAAGCACAGGCAATACCTCTTAGGTTTTCAGCAGGCATGGGTAGCTTGTTCGTTACAAGTGAGCGTATGGAGCTATTACAGATTCAGTTCATTGATGGGCTGTTTGTAGTAACCCCCGTACTCATAAAGCAGCGTGACTTCGAGGGACTAGACGATGGGCTAGCAGTTGACATTAGACCTAACGTATTAACCCGTAACCATTACTACAACCTTAAGAATCAAGGTTGGATTGATGAGAACATACTTAAGTTTGCAGGACTGCCTACCGACACTAACATATGTGCAGGCACAGGTGACGTAGGAGGGCTACCGGGTAGTGGTGGCATTGGTGGTATACCCACATTTACTGGCTCCCCTGTTCAAATTCTTGCACAGATAGCCATATGGTTATCACAGAACAATGGGTCAGACGGAGCATTCCCAAGTAACTCTGACATCATGTCAGTGGGCATAGTGGTTAATAGCGATGGTGATTTAGAGTTTGATGCTAACTTTATCCGTGAAGACTTTGCAGGTAATACTCCTGCACCTAAAGGTCACTTCATACTTGATGCGTTTAGCAAGGACTATGACTTGGCATTGGATTGTCCCGGTACTGGTAGTGAGATAACCCTGAACAGACCAGAAGGCATTGCCTTCCATAATGGTCGAGTGTTCTTCTCATCACCCGTAGTACAGAACAGAGTGAGTGGTATATTTTACAGTCAGAACTTACTGGATGACGATAGAGTGGGTTTATGCTTCCAAGCAGCCGACCCTACAGCTTCAGAGATTAATGACCTTATAGCCACCGATGGGGGCTTCTTACCAACTCCTGAAATAGGCCAGATAATTACGATGGAAGAGTTTGGCAACGGGGTTATCATATTGGCCAGTAATGGCGTGTGGTATTTAACTGGTGCTGAGCTTGGTGCAGGCGTAACAGCCACAAGTCTTCGCATGGAGAAGGTGCATGCCTCAGGGGTACTGAGTGCAGCCAGTGTGGTTCAAGCAGCAGGTGTACTGTTTTACTGGGGTGTTGAAGGTATCATGTCTTGCCAGATTGGTGAGAACGGAATACCAACAGCAACTAGTATAACTCAGACAAGCATCCAAACTTTCTATGTGAACATATCAGCAGCTGCTCGTGCTACTGCAACAGGGGTTTATATTCCTGAACAGAACAAGGTGTACTGGGGATACCATGACACTGCCAAGGATGCAACACCAGACAAGCGTAATATTAATAAGGTTCTGATACTCGACTTAGATATCAAGGGGTGGTACAAGTACTCCGTTGCTGAGGACTCCGGGAATAACTTCCCTGAGATTAGAGGCATGTCCAAGGTAGCAGCTTTATCAGCAGGAGCTGAGCAAACAGAGAATGTTACCGACTCTCTCTTAGAGGTCGTGGTTGACTCAACAGGGGCTGTTGTTACTTCGACTAGCATTATTGAAGGGTCGCAGGTTAGTACGCTGAAAATGGCTACCATGGTATACTCGACACTAGATTCAGGCTATAAATTAACCTTCTCTTCCTTCACGGACAGACAGTTTATTGATTGGACAACGGCAGCACCTGACGGTATTGGCAAGCCTATGGATTCCTTTATTGAATTCGCAGAGTTTAACTTGGGGGCTATTCATACCAAAGGTACACCAACATACGTACATAGTTACTTCAGCAAGGACAGTAAGAACCTTGCACCGGGTGGGTACTATGAATTACCTCCGCGCTTTTACAAAAGTGCAGGGCTTAGAGTTACACAATCAGTAGTCGAGGTGTTGTACAGTACCCCGTCAGACCTTAGAGTTACACAATCAGTTATAGAAGTGCTTAGCGCAACTTAGGAGAATACAATGGCTTTACAATTTATAGATGGCTTTGACCATTACTTTCTAACCAATGACGATGGCTTCCAAGGTGGTGCAGCAGCCACGGGGCAGAAGTGGGATGGTAACTTCTTTAATGGGGAGATGTACCCCGGTACAGATAAAGGTAGATTTGGTGGCAGTGCTTTGAGAATACGTTCATCAGCAGGCTCAGCCAGTATCAGCAAGAACATTATTACCCCGCGAGATGAATTTATAGTAGGCTTTGCATACAAGCCTGAATCAGTCTCTGTATACACAACAGAGATAGCATTTACAATGTCAAGTGGCAATAAAACTACACTTAAGCTACGACCTTCCACAGGTATGGTGGTGGTAGACACGCAGTTTACAGCTAATGCAGTGTCCTCTGCTGCAGGAGTAATAACCACTAACGTGTGGCATTATATAGAGTTCCGTATCAAGGAACACAGTACATTAGGTGAAGTTGAGGTTAAGGTGAATGAGGTCACAGTGGCCACGTTAACGGGTATCAATACAGGTGCAGATGGGGGATTAATGACTCTACTAACTATAGCCTCAACTAACAACCTACAAATCGACCATATTGATGACCTATATTTACTTGATAGAACTGGTGCAGACAATAATAATTTCTTAGGGGGCTGTCGTATTGATACTCTGCATACCGTAGGTAATGGTGGTACTAATGACTTCACCTTATTTGAGGATGGGGAGCAGCCGGAGTATGACATACTTAGTAACTTCTCTGCCGTGCGTAACGAGGGACTTACCACTATAGGCCGTGACCATAACTATGTGGAGTCGGGTATAGTAGGTGCCAGTGAGGATTATAACAATAATACCTTTACACAATTAGGCAATATATTCGGGGTACAAGTAGTCAACAACTCGCGAAGTACATCAACAGGAGAGCTAACTTATAAGGATGAAATGGTTATAGCAGGCACAGCTTATGACAATGGCTCACCCGTGATAGCGGTTAATGGTGACTACCATATGAGTACGTTTATCCGGGACACTGACCCATCAGATGACGCTAGTTGGACAACAGAAAAAGTTAATGCTGTAGGCAGTGGCTTTACCATTGTGACTAGGGAGATATAGATGCGTATCTCAGCAACATATGGCTGTGAACTGACAGCCAAGTTTGACTTTGCCATAGATAGTAGCAGTGCTAAGTGGTCTACTCCTCAGGAAGCTTTCAAATACAATGGCCTTAGATTAGATAAGGTCAATGGAGTAGAAGCTGACTACCCTTACAGTGTAATTGACACACGCCTCAGGGTGAAGGGTTCTGGCAGAGTAGTAGTGTATAGATACGAATCTGTACCGGGTAAAGACTTTGAATTAATTGGCAGAGTGACACCGTTCACAGCTGCAACGGAGGGTTAAATGGCTAAGCGTACGATATTACAATTAGTATCCCAACTAGGGGAAGGCATAGAATCTGATGAGATTGAATCTCTTAATGAGACTATTGAAGCCAGTGACATTGCCAACATACTTGAGCAAACTTACAAGGAGATACTTAACCGTAAAACTTGGGAGTTTATGAAGGGGCACATACGCCAACTGGAAGCAAGTGCATTAGGTGCCAACGTGTTGGCCATACCTGCAGATGTACTCAAGGTAGAGAAGATTACTTACAAGGATAGTAACGGTTTCTTTGTGGATGTTACGTACTTGTCAGCAGAAGACTTCATGATGATAGTGCAGGCTCGTAACACAGCTAACGACAACACAATTGCCATCGTAAATGCAGCAGGCGTAAGCATCAATGTTCGTACCGATGCTACCCCGTTATACTGGACATCCTTCGATGAAGCTACTGTCACCTTTGACGCTTACGACACTGCTTTGGGCATTGAGAATTTACCAACGGATAGTGTTATAATATCTGATGTGATGCCCGTAACAGATTTCACCGACCCGTTAGCGGTACTGAATATACCAGAACGGATGGAGACATTAGTGTTCAATGAGGCATTAAGCACATGTAACTATCGCCTACGTCAGACAGCTGACCCACGGACTGATAGGATAGCACGAAGACAGAATATCTCCTTGCGGAGAAATGAAGTCAAAACCAAAACAGATATAAAGGAGGCCACTTATGGCCGAACAAGCAGAAGCGGTAGATAGCAATGTCTTCCATAAAGATTTATTAGGCACAACACCTGCAGGAAAAGAGATTTACTTAGTACGGAAACATAATGCACCATTACGTACATTAGCATTTGGTGCGGGTGGGCAGTTACCTGAACATTTGCAGGGTGGGTATAGCAGCATTAAAGAAGCTGCAAAGGCAGTAACTATTTATGTGGAAAGTTTAGTGGTAGCGCAGGGTAAGAAGAAGTCAACAGGTAGAAGTACCAACAAGTAATACACTGTATATATGCAGCTCTGCGCGGAGCTGCTTGCACTTGCAGTAGAGGCACCAAGCCTCTTATACATTGGACTTCCTGTCCCTTTCTTTCATCGCTGTCCCTACGCTCTATTATAAT